AACATCTCAGATTCTTTGAGTTCTGCAAATTGATTATCATATAAGAAGTCATATTGAATATGATCTTCCATTTGCTTCCAATCTTCTGGAGTTACAATATTCTTAAGAATTAACTGTGTCTTAAGAAAATCATTAAACATATGAGCAAAACGCTTTCTCAAACGTCCTACAAACTTAGAGAATTGTAGTTCATCTCTTAATATCTCTGATGAACGACCTAAATTAAATCCACTATCCGCACCAATCCTTGATTCTGGTACACCAAGTGCACGATATAATTTTTTCTGAAAATAATCAACGTCTGTAAGTTCACCTAAGTTTTGTCCACCAGGTAAAGTTGTGATTTCAGTTCCACGACCACCTTCTCTACGAGGCAACCAGAAATCTTCCATCATAGACATGAACTTACGATCATCTCTAATTTCACCAGTTTGTGCATTATAAACTAGTTTATTACGATAGCGGTTCATTACCTCTTTAAGGTATTGCTCTGCTTTAACTTTTGGTAAATTACCTACATCAATATAAAATATTCTTCTTTCTGGTGCTCTTGATAATCTATAAATTACAAGACTATCCTCAATCATACGAAGTTGATTAACTGCTTTGATTGCTTTTTGTAGATATGATAGTACTCTATTTTTATTTCGATCTACTAATCCTGATGTACAATATGTAATTGAGTCTTTAGATATTTTTGTTGCACCTTTTCCTGCTTGTGCAATCATCCCTGTAGGATAATTGGGTTTCATAGTATAAAGATAATATTCATCAAATTTAGGATTTGGAACATTATTTTCTTTACTATTAATTCTTACATAAGGATCTTTATCATTATCTCTTTTCTCCTGACGTACATACTTAATCTTTAACGGATCAATATATCTTAAATCTTGAATACCTTCTTGGGGGTTTTTTGGATCTATAACTTTGAGATAATATAAACGACCATCAATATACCAGTTACGGAAAATTTCATGAGACTTTTTATCAAAGTCCATTGTTTCTTTTAAATATCTAAACTCTTCTCTAATTTTCTTTTTAATGCCTTCGCTGGCATTAAGGTTTGATAACTCTACCTCTACAGGTGAGTCATATAAATCTGTGACGATTGCTTCATTAACAACATCTTCAATAGCCTTATCCACTTCGGGATGAAGAGCCATATCTCGATATCTTCTAATTAATTCGTGTTCGTTACGATATGCACCTTCAATATCTACGTATTGACCATAAAAACCACTAGCGACATAATTATCAACCCCGTCCTCATTATTTTTGGGGACAGGGCTAACAATCGAAGTGGATTTTTTATCTGAATCCTCAATTGAAAAACCAAAAAGTTTTGCCATTATATTATTTTAATTGAACTTGTATATGTTCTATTTAGCTGATGTTCTCACCGCCTGAAACTGGACTATCTCCTTTTAGGATTTCAATATACTGAACCTGAAGTTCAACAGTGAATTCCTGAATGCCTTGAGCATCGTATGATAGTTCAATTGGACCGACCTGTGTTGGGAATGTATCATAGAAACGATATTTCCTGATACTTTGACCATCACGATCAAGTTGGAATACAAATGCATCTGCTTGATAATCTGCAGGATTGACAAGTCCAGTGTTATCACTTAACTTGTTAATTGTATTCATCCAGTTCTCAAATGCAGACCTTATAGCAAAGTCTGTGTCGTTGATAACTGTTACTGTCCATGAATCGAAGGTTCTGTCACCTGCGATTTTGAGTACCCTTCCTCTAAAAGGAACTTCTATCTGTGCGATATTTGAAGCTGGTAATCTTGCACCTTTAACTAAAAATCTTGATTTATCAAGAACATCCTGTGCTGGTTGAGCAGCATCTGGGAATGTGAGTACAACTTCAAACAGATTAGCACGGGCACCGCCACCTGTCAACTTACTCTTAAAGTCGGAAATCGTCCTTAATGGTGGTGGATTGACCTGATTTCTACTAGCCATAGTTGGTTAAACCTCTGTTAATTAAACGGAACCGATTACTTCTTCAAATGCAACACCAGTTCTGGTGGCAACGAAGGTTAGACCAATAAAGTTAATTGATCTTGCTGGTTTGATAAAGATATCCGCAACGAATTCATTTGAATCAATGACTGCTGCAGTGTTGTTTGTTTCATCGCAAATAACAACAAAGTCAAATATTCCTCTGTTTGCTTGAACATCCCTTAAGAATGGTTCAACTATATTTACGAAGTTTGTTCTAGTTAGTTCATCATTGAACTCAAAGAGTTGATCCTTAGCCGCTGCTGAAATAGCATCTTCAAGGAAGATAAACAATCTACGAACGTTGATACGGTCAAATGCTGATGACTTACCAAATCCAGTCTTATCTCCGAAGAGAATAATACCAGCACCTGGTGATTGAATAACAGGGTTAATTCTATTAGAATATAGAATGTCTCTCTGTTTCTTACCAGGATTGTAGATAAGTTTTACAGAATTTAATATTGATCCTCTTGCTGTACCTGCAGGTGAGAACCAAGGGAACTGCTCAATGTCAGTTCTTGCACAAGTTCCAGCAATGTCACCGTTTAAAGGTACATAGCGGAATGTATTGTTAAATCTATCAAACATATACTTGTATCCACTATCGAATACACCATATGTTGTTGATGTGATTGGTGCATAGAAACCAACCACATTAGTAGTGATTGTGTCTATATTATTCACAGTTACTGTTCCAACTGAACTATCGTTCAAGAATGCTTGACGATATGGAGAAACAAATGCAACTGCATCTTTTCTCAATTCAGCAACAGCGATTACTTTTTCAGCAACTGCCTGTGATTGTTCTTTAACGTGATGTGCAGCACCCATTAGAATGAAGTCAACTTCAATCTCTTCAGTGTTTTCAAACAAGGTATAACCTGTTATCAAATCATCTACACCTGAGTTAAGAGCACCACTTGTTGTGTAGTCTGCTGCTCCACCGTAGTTTGTTCCACCTCCAAGTGAACCAGTAAATACTCCAGAAGCACCGAAGTTTACTCCACTTGCATCTTGATCCCAACCACTGTCAGAATCTAATGTGTTTGTTGAAGATGTACTGTAACCAGTAGTTGTAATACCAGCAGGAGCACTACCACCGTAGATATACTTTGAGTTAGTTGCAAGATACTTTCTCCAGTATGATGTTGAACCAACTGAATACTCGCCATCTTTCGCTTTAGAAAGACTTAGATGTTTTTCAAGAATTGTTCCAGTATTTCCTGTAACTAATCCTTTATCATCAATGACAACAACATGAACTTCGTCAAATCTACCACCTCTAGCAGCAGCATATGATGAAGTACCAGGTGCATCTGCTAAAGCATCCCATTCTAATTTAATAGGATTACCATTTGCATCTGTACTTGTAAGTACAATATTTTGTTGCTCAAACCAATCTTGTTGTTGAGTATAAGTCTTTGATTGACCTGTTGCAGTAACTGCTTGACCTGCAGTTGTAAGTCCAACTGTACCAGTTGAAGTAAAGTTATAAACTCCACCATTCTGATAGTTGACATTTGTTTCTGTACCAGCAGCTGATACGTGTGAAACAACTTTTACATCGATAGTTGTAGCTGAACCACCTGTAACTATGCCTTTAACGTAACCGTCAAGTACACTTGTTCCAGCAGAACCAGCAACGACCCTACCTACCGCAGTTTGTGTAACAGCAGTTCCAACAGTAACATTACCAGAAGCAACTGTTAATATTTGATCTGCTTTTGCGTCTATTATTGAAACTCTAATTCCATTTGCATAAGTGCCAGGTGTTTTCGATGCTATTGTTACACCAGTGATAGTATTTTCATCATAACCTAATTGGTTGTAATGAGTATCACTCTTAATTCTTATACTGGACGCACTTCCTACAAAAGCATTTTTTAATCCTACACCAGTTGCAGTATTAAAATCATCGGCACGAACAACTTGTAATGTTCCCCCGTATGCTAAGTATGAAGATGCAACCATCCAGTATTCATAGTGTTTGTCTACTGAATAAGGTTGTCCAAAAGTTTGTAATAGATCCTCCTCACTCTCAATGAGTTGTGCTTCCTCCACAGGACCTTTCGTAAAGGGAGCAACTAACGCACCAATAGAGCCGCTTGTAGCGTCCACTCTACCAATAGTGAGGTCAACTTCTCTTACTACTATACCAGGAGAGGCTAAATTTAAAGCCATATTGTATTCTCCGATCTCAGGATATTTTTTCTGATATTATTTATTAAAACCACCATTTACATCGGGGAAACAGTGCATGAACTACCAATCTGGGTATTCCCAACTCTTTATCTGTACTTTCTTCTTACCTTTTACTCTCTCAATAGTGCATTCCTTACATTCATATGAATAAGAAGATTTTATATTTTTATTCTTTCTTATCAAATAATATCCATCTATCAAATCTTTCATTTTACCACAAACTCTACACTTTCTTTCTGAGAGTGTGAAATGACCAAGTTCTAATTGTTCATCAAATTCCATTATAGAACTTGAATAACACCATTACAATCTGGTATATCTTGCATTATCTTACTTTCTATACCTTGCTTTAATGTCATTGCACTCATAGCACAACTTGTACAAGCACCACCTAATCTAACTTTAACATAGTTTGTCTCTTCTTCTATCTCCACAAATTCAACAAATCCTCCATCTGCCTCAATATAAGGTGCAATTTCTGATAAAGATTTAGTTACATTACTTTCATTTAAGTCCATTAATAATAATCCCACATATAGGAACGGTCTCCATATTCATCAGTTTTCCATAAATCACCATCTTCGTCAACAAATGTATCGTTATCGAAACCATCTGATATAAAACCGAAAGGTGCCATATCTTGCTCAATCTGATTCTTCTGTTCTTCATATATTCTCTTTCTTACATCATTATCAGTCATTTCTTTGAAATAATCCTGTGCAACTAACCAAGAAAATATAACGAGACACATTGCTAGGTC